TGCTCATATAGGAATAAGTGGCGACAAGCAATTCATTTCTAAAATGCGAGCAATGGATACGCAAACTGCGGCAACTGCCAAGATAATGAATAAGGCTTTAACGGTTTCTTTTCTTGCTGCCACTGCCGCTATAATTGCGTCCTTTACAGCTGCCGCTCAATTTGAATCTTCATTTGCCGGAGTCGTTAAAACCGTTGACGGCCTCGACGATGGTATGGGCAATTTAAATCAAACCGGTAAAGAATTGGCCCAGGGCTTTAGGGATCTATCTTTTGAAATACCCGTAAGCGTAAATGAATTAAACAAGATCGGCGAACTTGGCGGACAGCTTGGGATTGCAAAAGAGGAATTGCTTTCCTTTACTGAAACAATTGCTAAAATAGCCACAACAACAGATCTCACTATTGAAGCCGCCTCAATGGATATGGCGAAGTTTGTCAACGTTACAAAGCAAGTTGCGCCTGCCGGAATGTTAGCATCTGAACAGATTGAACGTATGGGATCTACAATTGTAGAACTTGGTAATAATACAGCCACAACTGAATCGGCAATTTTAGCAATGGCTACACGGATTGCAGGTGTTGGTAATATAATTGGATTAACACAACCAGAGATATTAGGTATTTCAGCTGCCATGTCTGCCGTTGGAATTAACGCCCAGGCCGGTGGAACTGCCATGTCAAGGGCAATGACAATGATGGCCACGGCAGTTGAAATGGGCGGCGGTGAAATTGAACTGTTTGCAGAAGTATCGAAATTATCAGTTGATGAGTTTTCAAGATTGTTTAAAGACGATGCGGCTGCGGCTATTTCTGCATTTTTAGTTGGGCTTGGTGAAATTAAAGAAGACGGTGGAAATACATTTAAAACGATAGACGAATTAGGGTTTTCAAATATTCGCCTACAGACTGCAATGTTAAAAGGCGCAAGCGCAAGTGATTTATTCACTAAATCCTTAGCAATGGCGAAAGCAGAATATGAATTAAATACCGCCCTGAATATTGAGTTCAATAAACGTGCAAGTACTTTAATATCAACGCTGAAAATGTTAGGTAATGTTTTATATGATGCCTTTATTGAAGTTGGTAATAAGTATCTGCCAGCATTAAAAGATTTTTTGAATAACCTAAAGGAAAACCCGGAAGCGATCAGGGATGTTGTAACCAATTTAGTCCCATTGATAGTTAAAATAGGACTGGCTGCGGGTGCAATTAAACTATGGATTTCAGTATCAAAAACATGGATTGCGCTTGGTTTACCGGTCAGCATTCTTGCATTGAAAACGGCATTTGCATCATTGACTACTTTTATAGTGGCTAATACCGCATTGCTTGCACCCTTGGTAATACTATTATTGGCAGCAGGTGCGGCAATGATAGTGGTAAATTTAGCCGCCAATGATGCTTACAAATCAATGGCATTATTAAATGCTGCTATTAAAGTACAGCAGGGGTTAGTAGACGAAAACAGGATGCGTTTAGAGAAAATGGTTGGAATTTATGAAGAGCTTGGCGAGCACGCAGCAGATGACATGGTCAGATTGAATGATGTTGAAATGACAGTAGCCGAAGCAACAGAAAAAATAAACGAACAGCTTGTGCTTATGAAGGAAAACGGAAAAGGTATTGCTGATATTGAATTAACATTTGATAAAATAGTGACGGTCGGGGGTGAATTATTTAATGTCACGGAAGCACTTGCCGATTCAGGTATAACCTTAACAAGTTCTGTTCAAAAACAAATAGTAGAACTTGAAAAATTATATCCATTCATTAAAGACGACGCACTAGCCACTTCTGAATTAACTGAAAAAATTAAAGAATTAAAAGAAAGAATAATGCCAGCAAGTGATGCAACAAAAATATTAAAAGAAAGAATGGGGGAATTTAAAGCAATCATTCCAGACATAAAGATTGGGGTATCTGATGCTTCTATTGAAATGTACATATTGGCAGACAATACAAAGGCTCTGGCTGATAAAACAAAGGAAGCAGCGGATGCGGCAGAGGCCGCGGCAGAAGCAATAAAAAAAGAAAAGGAACAGGCCATAGGTGCCGCTTATGCTTTGGGTGATCTTTGGGATGCCTTTGGTGATGGCGATCGGGTTATAAGTAATTTAATGACTGCATTTGAAAAACTTATTTCTGGTGATTATATTGGAGCCGTAATTGCTGGATTAAAGTTGCTATGGGAAGCAATTTCATCAGATGATAAAATTTCTAAAGTTGAAGAATTTGAGGCCGCTGGAATAAAAATGAATGCCGCTGTATATGGGGAAATACAGGCACTTGCAGCACTTGCAACGAGTTATAATCTAACAGACGCAGAAATAGAACAGGTAATTAATAAACTAGATGCACTATTTGAAAGTATTGGAAAGGTTAACTTTTTAATAGATCAAGAAACTATTGATATTTATAATTCATGGGTAACGGCACTGGGTTCAGCGGGCGCATGGCTAGCAGAACTACAAATTCAAATAGAGGGTATGTATTTATTGGACGGAATTTTTTCCCAGGCAGAATTACAGGCCATGTGGGATTATAGTTCTGCCGGACTTTCGGTTGCTGAACAATTAGAAAAAATACAAGAATTATTACTTGCTGGTGGCCCGCCGGAATGGTTAGCTTTTTTACAAGAGCAATATAATTTATTGATAGATACAACCGAGGCCCTTGTTGATCAAGAGGGTGCGGTTAATGGATTAGTGATTGCATGGGAAAAGTATTACAGTGTCTTATTTGAAGAATTTTCGACTTTTGAGCAAAACGTACAAACGGCAACTCAGGGAATACAAGATTTGTTATATTTTAATATAGACCTTGATACTACCGATGCTGACGAACAAATATGGGCGTCAATGCTTGCCATGCAGGCCTATCTCAGAACTTTAGATCCCAACTCTCAGGCTTATAGAGATGGTTACAAAGCATTACAGGATTTGTGGCTGTTATACGACCAACTCGGAACGGGCAGAACTCTTGATATTTCTTTTCCCGTAGACCTTGATCAACTTGATAATTTTACCAGGGTGACCGGGGAGATGAGCGATGCGCTTGGTGATGCGTCAGATCAAGCAGAACGTCTTGCGGCTGAGTTCGCAGAATTAGAAGGCAAGGTTATAATTATTAACGATTATATTAATTACCTAAATGCAGAGCTTGATATACTTTACGCACAACGCGACAGGGTAATAGAAATAAAAAATAGTATTGCGGAAATTAGCGAAGTGATTGAATTGTTAAACGGCGACGATGTTAATTTCTATCAGATTGACAAGATTTTGACAGATCTCGGGCTTAAATTGGATGCTTTTGTTATTCAGTGGAGTGCGGCATTTGGACAAATGTTAACAGACTATGAACAATTCGGTCTTGACATGGCGGCTGCCGATGCAGCAATTCAATTATTAATGGATTTCAATGTTGATCTTGACACAACCGATGCAGATGAACAAATCAATGCATTAATTTTTAAATGGTTAGCATATTTGGATACATTAGATCCAGGTTCTGCCGCTTACACAAGAGCAAAAAAAATGATAGATGATTTAATTGCAAGATTTGAAGAGCTTGGCGGAACCCTTAGTGAAGAGGATGCCATTGCATTCAATACAGCATTAGCGCAAGCGGCTATTGACGAACTGGAAGCCGAATTAAATGGTTTGCCCACAGAGTTTGAACTTAATATGGCCATACAGGAAACGTTGGATAAAATAGCTGAATTGTTGGCATTATTAAATAAAATATTATTAAGAATGCTTGAAATTGCCGGTATGGAACTTGATATAGAAATACCACCCCCGGCTGATCCTTGGTGGGATGAACCAATAGACTTAAAAATTAATATGCCCGACATACCAATAATCCCTCCGGCCGATAAACCTTGGTGGATGGACGAAATCGAACTTAATGTAAAACCACCCGACATACCAATACCACCCCCGACTGATCCTTGGTGGGATGAACAAATTTTACTTGAATTTGAGGTAGATATTGGCCCCAGACCGTCTGACGCTTGGTGGAACGAACCTATTACAATTGATCTTTATTACAATATTAAAACCATAGGCACACCGCCAACAGGTGGGGAATATCCAACTGCTCACTCAGGATATTCCGGCGCTGGAATCGGCAGAGAAATTCCCGCATTAATAAAAGACAATGAAGCAATTTTGACACCGGCATTAACAAGTAACATCGGGACTGATAATATCGCAGCTGCGAATAAATCAGGCAACCCGGCATCTCTTGGCGGTACACCCGTTAATGTAGAAATACACGAAGCCACGCCCTCAACATGGGTTAGTATTAATGACCAATATTTACAACCGAGAAATAAAGAAACTGATAATTACACAATAACGAGGAGTATTTTTTGAGTGTAGCATTAAAGATAGTCCCATATACTGGTAGCCTTAACGCGTCAACCGGGGTTACCACATACACCGCACAATCAGCAATAGAATTTGACGAAACAGAAACAAGAGATGTTGTTCAATTTCATCCTAAAAGTTGCGTTGTTTTGGAATCACAAAATAAACCACCGGCGGTATATGACAGAAACGCAACGTATAACAAGGACAGTTCATTAATAAAACTTTTTAAGGTGTCGATTTATCTTGATACGGTAACAACAAATAATAATGTTGACGCTTTATTTAATGAGAACTATATAAAACATAGGGTTTATTATGAATATAGAAAAAATGCGGCAACTTATACCGACTGCATCCTTGATCCAAATTATCAAAAAAAATATTTCTTTGGTGAATTAGGTGCGGGATTTATAACTACATTAAATTTCTTTGAATCAGTTACGCTTTTTTATCCACCTTCCGGTCGAAGGGTGTTCGTAGAAGTAACGATAGACCCGGATGGCAGAGCCATTAAACTAGACGGTTATAAAGATGTTGCAAATATAAGTCCCGTTGTAAGTGAGGTTAATTTAGACCCTAAAAGTTTGAATCAGTTAATACTTAAAGATATACAAATCACTTTAAACGATTCAAGAGAGTTTTACAATCCAAGTACCAGAAGCTGGGAAACAGATAGGTACTTACCATTTAGAAAAGAATTTACCACGTTAAAGGAAGCACCAAGCGCAACGTATGCAACGGTGAGCGAGCTGGGCGTAAATTTATTCAAAACAGATGACATGGTAATATTTTCAGACGGTGTTAATACTGATATTGTTAAAATAACTTATACTTCAAGCGTTCGGCAATATTTCGATTCTGATTGCCAGTATGGCGAATGTTGGCAAAGGATACATTTCCATACCGGTTCGCTTACTCATACATATTCTGGGGGTGACATAGTAACCTTGCAACCGTGGCTTGGTAAAAATGTAATAATACAAATTAGAGATATTACGCTTGGAGTGGCAACATTAAAAACTGTTTTTAGGGGGGTAATCAGACAACCTTTTGATTTTTACGGCGGCGGAGCAATTTTAAAAGTTGATAATCTGTTGGCTGAATTTCTTGATGCAGAATTAAAACTCGCAACTGGAAGCACCGATCCGCACAAACGATGCGATTCCGCCGGGTCTTTAGTCACTACAATAACGTGGACAAAATCCGGCACGGGTGTATTGTCAGGTATTACATATTATGAAAGCGCATCTCTTGGATTATGGACGGTTACTTTTTCAGATGCAACCAATTTTACAGTAACGGGATTAGGCATTAAAGATAAAGCCGGGACTACCGGAGCTGATTTTTATGATAAGACAGATGCAACGGATAGCCAGATAAAAATCCCGCTTGGCAATTGGAGCGGAACCCCGCAAGCCGATGACGTTGTTATATTTTACTCATGTCTTAATTTTGAAAACTTATCCGTTCCCGAAATAATGTATCAATTATCAGTAGCACATGCGGGAATAGATACTGATTTAATAGATATGCATGCAAGCGGAATGACATATGTTGGAAGTGGGTACGGTGATTATACATTTAACGATTTATATAAAGACATAGCTGTTACGTATAGCGAAAACATTACAATATCATTTGATTCGTTTACTACTATTGGAGAGGCCATTCTTGCCGTACAAATTAATGCGGCTATATATCTATCACAAAATGCAGATGGTAAGCTTGCACTTTTCGCACTTAATCCAGAATGGTCGGTAGGGTATTGGTCTGCTAGTGGGGCTGGTCATTATATAGATGGGACGCAATCCGCAACCTCTTTGAATTATTATAACGAAATTGTAATTAAATATGGCTTCGATTACACAACGGGAGAATATCAATATTCATATATTTATCCTGGGGCGTCAAATTATTCCTTATCAGTACTGGACAAAAAAAGAAGTGTTGAAATAGAAATGCCAGCTATTTATGATGAAGCAACAGCTGAATTATATGCAAAACGGTATTATTCATTTTGGGCTTTTGGCCCCGATATAATAAAAACAGATGCTAATATTAATGGTGCAGAGGCAAATATAGGACAGCAATCAAGAACAAGGGTCGGACGGTTTGACTCTCAATCTTTATATGGTGCATATAATAAAATAGTACGAATTGAGAGAAATTTATTAAATCCAAGCAAGGCAACTATGATATTAATGAGAATGAGAAATCCATTATTAAAAGGGTGGCAATAATGTATGAAACTTTAAGATTTGTTCATAGTGGTGGAACTACGAGTTTTTATAATGATGAAACCATAGAAATGATAGTAGACAATATTCAAAAAGTCGACAGGGTTCAAGATGTTGGCGCTACGGCTGGTTACTTTTCTGGGAATTTCAGACAGATATTTCTCGGCAATTCATACAAGAAAATTGATATTACATTTAACTTTGACGTTCCTTATGAAGACGTACTTACGAAACTGAATACATTATACGCCTTGACCGATAGCTACGGCCAGCCTGAAATAGTAGAATGTTATTATGAATATGCTATAAATACGGCAACCATGATATACGCACAACTGAAAAGAGATGATTATCTAAAGAATTATGAAAGCGGCCTCACTAAAGACGTACTCGTTAAAATGACTTTTTACGAATCGTATTACACAAGTGGAAATTTATCAATTAAAGAAATAGCATAGGAGTTAATTATGGCGTGGGGTTCAAAAAAAACATTTGAAATGAGGGACGGAACTACCGGGGCTGTTGATACGGCCAGCTATACAGTACAAGCGCAACCGACAAATCAAACATTCCCAACGGGTGCGGTTTCATTAGCTCAAAAAACAGTCGATCAGGAAATCTGGGGATTAGCCGCCGACAGCCTGACAGATGACATACATTACAAAATTTATATTGATACGGTGGAAACAGATACTCTTTGGTTTGCACCTACATCAATACCAGCAACTGGAGGTTAAAATGAAATTTAAAAAATTATTATTAGCATTAATGGTTTCGTCTTTATTAGTCCCGTCTTTTATATTCGGACAGGCTAAATTCTTAAAAAATACTTACAGTCTTGGATATGCGTTTGCAAACTGGGACGTTGAAAAATTACATCCCACATTTGCCACTGTAGATTCATGCGTGTTTAAAGTCTGGCGGAAACTTGGCGGCGACGAGTGGAATCTTTCCATGTATGATGCACTTGGTATATTAATGTTTAATGTTGATTCGACTGGCAACGCCTCAATGTTGGGGTTTAAACTTGGCACCTCAATTACTGCTAATTATATTTTAACTACAGACGCATCGGGGAACGGTACATGGCAAAGCTCTAACGCTTCAGTTGACTCAGCCTGGAATTCAATAACGCTTGGCAACGATGCTGAAAACGTAAGCGGGCAAATTAATTTGATAGCCTCAGATAACAAACAAGGAACAGCTGCGATTAATACGAGTGACCAGTTAGTTTTTGGCGGTTTTAGTGGAGGCTATACGTTTGACGAAGACATTGCCATGCTTACAGGTAAAACCCTAATTGCCGAAACATTTAAAGCGGTTGACGGTGACGGAATAACAATTACAGACGATGGTGATGTTGTTAACGTTAATTTCCTGGATGGTGGAGATTCAGATTTTTCCGGCCAGTACGCCCTCGACCTCCAGAACATAACCGACCTCGGTGGCGGTGGTGTGAGTTATAGTTTTGACGGGGTGGATGATAAAATAACTTTTGCTGATGACGATGATTTTGATTTTGGTACAGGGGATTTTAGTATTGTCATTTCGGGTGTGTCTCCGACAAGTGTATCTGGGACACAATATTTAATTAACAAAGAGGCGGGCGGTGTCGGATATGGATTATATATAGACGATGATGATCTATATATAAGATTTGACGATAATAATGCAGATGCTTCGGGCATAATCGGAACGGCAGTATTTACAGCAGACAAGTTGCATGATATTGCAGTCACGGTTGATCGGGACGGGGACGCAACGGCATATATTAATGGTGTTTTGGTCGGTACGGTAGACATATCCGGTACAAATTTAACATTGTCTAACGCTGGTGATCTACTTATAGGATCGACGACAGCCGGAGCAGATTTCTATGGTGGTCAAATATCATGGTGGGAACCATATAGTTTAGTTTTAACTGCTGCTAAAGTTGAAGCCATCTACTCCGGTGCGGAAACAGAATATAAGTATGTGGGGGCAAGTCAGACGTTGATAATGGATGAAGATTTATCAGCGGCAACCGATTGGACCCTGAATGGAACTGCGGCGATAAGTGGCGGAACATTAAATTTGACCGGTGATGGCTCTACTGGTAACTGGGGCATATATGATGACATTTCTCCTGCGGGTATATTTGGTAAAAGTTATGCCGTTACATATACAATTACTGCCAACACGTTGGTCGGTAATGGCGAGATGGAAACGGGAATTTTATCTGCTGGAGAAATAGCACCGTCCCCTACCAGCTTATCAACGGGTGTGGGTACGCATACCACTGTATTCATCTGTGATAGAACAGGAGCAAGAAACAGGTTCGTTTTTAGACTTGCTGCTGGAAATTCAAGTGGTTCCATATCTATAGACAATGTATCCATTAGGCAAATCGGCAACGTAGCCAAATACAGAGCCAAAGATATGACACCCGGCACATGGCACGATGCCAGCGGTAACGGGAACGATGGAACCGTATCAGGTGCAACACTAATCAACGCACAGGAATCCGGGTATTTCAAGCAGCGCATAGAGCTTGGTAACAGCACTGATTACTATACAGTAGAAATTGCAGACGATGGAGCCGTTACGCATACAACAGTTGACGTAGATGCTGCGGAGGCTCATATTGTTTTAATGCCTGATGGCAACGTAGGTATTAACGAGACAGCACCAGACAGCACACTTGAAATAGACGGTTCTTTACATGTAACTGGGAATGCAAGGATTGAGGGGAATTTAACAGCTCAAAGAATTTCAGTAAACAGCGCTTCAGATGTAGCATATATCACAGAAAATATAGATCCAATTATTTATAAATCTTATTTTGGGGGTTCTTATCCTTTTGATAATGGTGGAAATTTAATAATTCAACCCAGAACTTCCACAGCAAACCCAAGAGATATAGTTTTTGCAACCGGCACAGGAACCCCTTCTACAAGAGTGGTAATTCTTTCAGGTGGTAACGTGGGCGTTAATGAAACAGCACCAGACAGTACATTAGAAATTAAAGGTTCTTTACATGTAACTGGGAATGCATTGGTTGACGGGAAAATAGGTATCGGTTTAGCCCCGACTGTAAACATGCTTGGTATATCGGTTGAGGCTGGACTGCTTACATTGAAAGAAACGACCACGCCAACGGCAGATGCCGGTTATGGTAAATTTTATACCAAGACAGATAATGTCCCATATTTTCAGGACGGCGACGGTACTGAACACATCCTAGGAATTGGCTCATCGGATTACGGCGAAATGGGTAACGTATTCGGATCAAGTGCAACAGAAGCCTTAGGTGATGCCAATTTGCATGCCATGTATCATGCTAATATTACAGGTGCTTCACCGCATCTTAATAGTGGGTTTACATTTGTAGCTGGTAGTAATGGAATAATTGCCTCGTCTAATCTTGATGTAGGGGGAACGGTAACGTTCACGAATATTGCTCACGGTCTTTTGGTCGGCGATATAGTAACATTAAATACAATGAGTAACGCCACATACGACGGTATTTATGAAGTCCAGTCGAAAACAGATAACACATTTACAATAAATGAAACCAACACAACAGTAAGCGAAAGTGGAACATGGCAGATGGGAAGTTATTTATTAGTAGCGACAACGGGAACTTATCGAGGCGCATGGAATGCAAGTTTTTCTCAATCTCTCAATAATACCCAAACATCAATAATTGCCCCGTATGTTGATTTAGTGCAAGGAACAAAAGCGGTAGCTGAAAGATTGCTAGCAAATAATTCAGATGTCGGTGCGATTGGTGGAAACGGTTTAATGTATTTCACTGCCGGTAATAGAATTTGGTTTGCCGTTCAATCAACGGCGGCACAGACATTAACGTTCGTTGTTAGGAACATTTCAATACATTAAAAATAAAGGAATTATAATGAAAATTTTTAACGGTGGATTAAAGACTGATTTTAAAGTTAAGGCTGGAACGGGTGGGGTTGTTTTAACGCCGGGATTAAAAACATTTGTCCTTGCTCTTGCTTTAATTGGATCACTTATAAGGGTCGGTGTCTTTTATTCTCAAACTACCGACACGACTAAAACGGTTGAATCGTTAAAAATAAAAGTTGATACATTACAGATTGAGGCGGCTGTTAATCAGCATGCAATTGATAGTAAACTCGCGTTATTAGTTAATCTTATAGATCCCGAAAATGGTAAAAAAGAACTTGATAAAATCGATAAGGCAAAGGAAAAACTTTTAAAGGAATTAAAAGGTAAGTCAAATGGAAAAATATTATAAAGTAAAAACTGTTAAAAGCGGTGATGGAATAATGGTATACGGTGGAGAAATTCACGGGGTGGATTTTCTTGAAAAGTCCTTAATACTTGCTATTCTTTTTGCGCCGGTTGACGGAGACTTGCCAGAAGAAAATGTAACACAAATAATGGAAACGGAAGATGGGAAAAAAATAAATACGCAAGGCATATATTCCGATTCAACAATTAAAATTTTAAAAGTTAATTCACCGGCCAAGGCAATAATGCCGAAACATTCACACCCCGGTAAAGAATGGCTCCATGTTTTGAAGGGTAAATTTAAAATAAAATATTATAGAGGAAATGACATTTTAGTGTTGACATTGATGATTTTATTAACTATCTTTAAATTGAATGGAGGGTTTTGAAATGAGTGAAGAAAGCCAAGCATGTTTAAAAATTCCGACGTACACATGCGCAACTACACCGGTGTGGGCGTGTCTTAAATTAGGATACTGTCCTTTATTGGCGTTGCTTACTAAGCACGTTGATGAGATGCTCGAAGAACTAATAAAAAAAGAAGACGATTAATACCGGAATTGTCTTACATAGGGGATGATATGGATAAGATCAAACATTATTGTTTAATATTAATTGTCTATATAACATTTGAATATTTCTTCAAACAGGGGATTCTTTCTGCGTGCTTAGTTTCTATTACAATAGAACTGGCACAAGCTGAATATGCGATTCCGTTTAAATCTTTGAAATATCTTAAAGACGATTTGATAATATTTCGTAATGAGTTGTTTAAACGGGATACCCTTTTTGATCTAATCGCCGACGGCGCGGGACTGTTGGCCGGTATGTTAATAATGAAGGGGTATTGATTAAATGACTTTGAAACAAAGCAAACAATTAGCAATGTCTCATTTATCATCTCGAATTATGTATTTTGAATCTAAGGGGTGTTTTGAACGGGCAAGACTTATAACAGAAATCAGGGATACAATAAGGGATAAAAAAAATACCCAAGAAGAATATGAAATATTAATGAATGTAGGTGATGAGGTTTATATTGGAAAATCGTTTCCGAAAAAATGTCTTATATGTTATAATGGTGTGGCATGAGATTATCAGAACAGCAAAGTGATTTCATGTGGATGGTTCGCGATTTGCAAAATTTCGCCGAACCACTCTGCAAGGGATTTGGCGTATATATTAAAGTGACGGATTGGTACAGAACTGTTGAGCAACAGAAAAAGTATGTTGTCGAGGGTGTATCCTGGAAGATGGATTCTAAACATCTGGTCGGACTGGCCGTTGATTTTGTAGTAATGAAAAAAGGTCAACCCAATTATGACCATGTACTATATAAGTTGATGGGTATTTTCTGGGAAAGCATCGGCGGGGTTTGGGGTGGCAACTGGAAGAAGCATAAGGACAAACCACATTATGAGTACAATGAAACATTACGTGCCGCCTATAAGGGCTAAGAAGCGGCCGGACAGAATGAAAATTGAAGGCTGTGAAGAACTGCCGTATGAAGTAGATGACAGCCTTAAGGTAACATGGTATAACCGGGCATGGTGGTGGCTAAACGGCAAGAAAAGAATAACCTCTGTCATATTAACGATAGGCGGTAACATTGCATTGCTAACAGGTAACGCTCCTCTCGGAGGTGTATTGTTCGGCGTGGCCTCATTGATTGGTGGTGTAGCATTGGCGCATGAAGGTAGTAAAAAATTAAACAGCGTGACA